ATCCACTTTTCAGGCCTCGGCATCGTTGCCCTCTACCATCTCGTATACCTCTTTTACGATTTGTATAGCACCACAACCTGCGCATTGGCACAGCCATATCTTGTTGTATTTCCAATTATTCTGGTATGTATTTAGACACATTACTTTCCGGAGCGTATAACTATCTGGTTGCGGATCGCAATGCGGACAATAAAGTTCCACCTCCCCCTGTGCAGAAACAAACATGTATTTGGCTTTGTACTTCATGCCATTGCCTCCGGTAGTTCAACTTCCTCGCCGTCAATCTGATACTGTGCCAACTCCACTACTCCAATCGGACAGTCGTCAAAGTCTCCGCTTGCATCTGCAGGGCAATCTTCTATCTTGCAGATTTTGCAAAGGTGCTCTATTGCTATGTCGATAGGTCGTTCTCCAGGAATATCGCACATGTTGCAGCCGGGTGGTAGATTAGAGAGTGGCATTTATACCACCACCGCAAAGGCAGAAAGGAAACATTTTGTGTGATATACTTCGAATGTTTGCAATACCGCTGTCCATCTACTATTCGCAATGTCTTCATCTACCACAGTTACAAATATTGCTTCTTCGCCTACCTGTATCTCTTTCTCACATTCTTGACACATCATTATATCACCTCTTCTGGTGCTTTCCAGCCAATGCCTATAAGCAACTTCCCGAGCATGTCGCCCATCGGTGTTATGTCGATAACTTCACGAGATATTTTTTCTTTGCTGTTAGTGCAATGTATTTCAACATGCTCTATAGGATTGTCTGCAAGAACTGCATACTCCTCTACATCCATTAGCCTGCATGTATAGTGCTTATTCTCTCTTTCCTTGCTAAAATGATAAGGTGTTGATTTGAATGATACCGTCTTTGTTTCTGGTTTGTATTCCATAGCCTTAGCCTCCAAAAAAAGAATTAGATTGCGTCCATATTTTCATCAATTGGGTGCAGTTCCCTGCAATTAGGGCATATTTGATGCCCCCTTATATACTCCCCATCTCCAAATAATTGGAAGATTGGGAATTCTGGTTCTACCGGATTGTACCCACAAGCCGGACAATATCCGTTTGTGTAACCGTTCTCTTCGGAAAATACTGTGCTCATTTCTCATAACTCCTGCAAGCATTCTTTGCCTGCAATACTTACTATGTAGTGCATATTATATATAGTTTTGCACATAGACAACAAATAAAAAAATTAGAATATGGGTTTGCTGGCCGTTCCAAATCCTGCATAACGATTGCGCTGGGCTTTGACCTTGGCACTTATCCGTTTTGGCTGTTCGGTTTGCATTGAGAACATGGCATATCTGGTTGCATCAAGGATGTGATCAAAGGCTTTGACCGGTTCATCGAGGACGTTGCCGTTCTTATCTTCCTTATATTTGTAGTTCTGGACTTCCTTTTGGATATTAGGACTGCATGTAGCATCGACATGGACCACCTGCGACTTGACATAATCGATTCCGGCCTTAACATCTTTTTTCGAGGGATGTGCATTGAATCCAGCATTGCTTATCTCCTCTATCCTGTCCGGCTCTGCCGAATCACAATATATGGTTGTCTGCCTGCCAATGCCATCCTTTTGCATCCACCGAATAAGGTCACCGTTTGTCATTCCAGATTCGTATAATCTTTCCCGGATATAGAATTCTTCATCGTAGCACCAGACTTCTACCACACTCATTGGAGCATTGTAACCAAAATCAATCCCGAGGGCATGGCTGCCATTCTCAAATATGGCCTGTTTCCAGTTTTTAGGATCCTCAAATTTGAAGTGGGTATATATCTTGTTTTGTAGGACACCGGGTTCACCCAGGGCATATATCCGGTAGAAGTTTTCATCTTTGTTGATGAAGCCCTCAAGTTCCTCGATGAATGCATTTGATAGGAATTTCAGGTTGTCTTTGTATGTTGAATGATGCACGTAGACATTAGGATCTACTTCATTCACCAATCGCTTAACTATCCAGTGATTCTGGTCTATGGGATTAAATGAAAGAAATATACGGGCATCTTCGCTTGTTCTGGACAATCGTATTAGGAGTTGGTTGTAATCATCCTCACGAAACTCTGTGGCTTCCTCTAACCATATCTCCGAGAACTCCGCACCTTTTATCTTTTCAGGATCATCCAATGCCAGATAGTACAGTTCATTCTTGCCTACCCGTATTACCTTATCAGATTTGTTCTCTGTGTATGGTATCTGCCAATCTGCAAGCAGGTCTTTCAGGACTAGGTATGTACTGGCTTTCATTGAAGGGAATGTTTTCCTGAGTATTGCTCGTCGTGTTCCATCTCCTGAACACAAACCTAATACGAAGTGCTGCATTATGCTCATTGATTTTGCAGAACCAGCACCACCATAATACACTTTGATTTTTTCAGATCGGTGAAATGTGTCGTGGAATCTGCTGTTGAGCGTGCCGTACTTTTCCGGCTGTACGTCAATCATTCACCGCAGTCCTCCGACTTCAACTCGATCTTGATACCTCCGCTATGCTCGGCTTTCATATCGAGTTTCTCTTTCCTTCCGAACTCATCAGGATAACGTCTCTCTAGCAGCCAAGCAGACGCTTGCCACGCACCGTTTTTGCTCGCATCGGCTATACGGTCTAGGTTTTGTTTCATTCCTACTGCTTCCGCTTCCCGGATGCTTTGCACGAAATCCACATATTTTGCTTCATCTTTTCGTATGCTGGCTTTCGGGTTCTCATCAACCCTCTGCATCTCCGCTTCGCCTCTGCGAATCCAATCTCTATATGTAGAGTAGGATATTCCTGCAGCTGCACAGGCGTGCCGGTAGGGCATCCCTTTCATGATGTTTTGACAAAGCGCATCTACAAGTTTTTTGTTTTCGACCTTTGACTTTTTCCCGTAATCGTTGCCTTTTGGTGGTGTCATGTGTGTGTCTCCTTTCAAAAAAATGAAAATTATGAGACTGCTACAAAGCAGCCTTTATCTTTTCGCATTATGTCGCCTTTTCGTGCCATCTTTTGAAGTGTCCGCTCAACTATGTCCTGTGCTATCCCTGTACCCTGTGCAACATCGAGAGCATTGACCGGAGCACCCATATCTACTATATACTCGTGTATAGTATGAATATGCTCCCTGTCGTTGTGGGTGGTAGTTGCTTCGATGTAATCTATATCACACTCGCCGTTTGCTCCAATCACGCCGAGATTGGACAGACAGTTGTGCAAGAGGTCTATTGCGACCTGTGCATCGTGTTCATCTGCAATGTCGTGTAGACGCATCCTTGCGCTTGCCTCTGCCATCCTGACGAGCCCCTCGAGGTGTCTTGCGGTGATAGCCACCCTGCCGTCTTTGCTGCTATCCCGCAATTGCATGAAAAAATCCTGTATCATCTTCATGCATTCGGGAGATATTTCAGGGAAGTGGTTTGCTTTTGCATAGGCAATATACTTCCGCAACAAAAGAGGATCCACAGTAGGACAGGAGAGGTCAGCCCCTTCTGATGTATGCATCTTCAGAATATGGTCACATATGTTGGCATCTCGTTCTTTTTCAGGCACATCCCGCAATACAAAAATGAGATCGAATCGAGAGATAAGCGCAGGCTGCATATCAATCTGGCTGGATAGTGTTTCGTTTGGGTCAAACCGCTCCTGTTTTGGGTTGGCTGCTCCGAGCATAGACGTTCTTGCCCTCAAATGGGTATTAATCCCTGCCTTGTTGATATGAATTGTCTGTTGTTCCAATCCCTCGTGGAGTGCGCTTCTGTCCTCATTGCTCATTTTGTCGAGTTCATCTACTGCACAGACTCCGCCATCTGCCAGAGGCATTGCGCCGGATTCCACGGTCCACCTTTCCGAATCAAGACCGCCGTCTTTGACTACTACTGCTGTCAGTCCTGCTCCGGTTGATGATTTGCCGGATGCAAACACTCCTCGTGGTGATATGTCCGCAGCGTTGCGCAACAGTTGGGATTTTGCTACTCCCGGGTCGCCTACCATCAATATATGAAAATCGCCACGGAGTTTTGTGCCGTCATCGTTGCTCCTTCGTACTCCACCAAACATTTGAAGAGCCATTGCCTGTTTGATATCGCTATACCCATACACTGAAGGGGCTATACTTCCGACTATCTGCTCGGTGAGATTATCGCTGGCTGCTATTCTAAGGATTTCTTCATGTTCCTGATCGGATATTTCAAGACTCTCGTAGTGGTTGCTGTCTACTTCGATGTTGTGTGCTTCAATCACATAGTTGTAGGTTGTGCTTTTGCCATCCTTCCCGCTCCTTTCATGTTCGATTTCGAGGATGCCTGTGAGCATGACCTGTTCACCAACTGGAATGTCTGCATCGCACAAATCGTCATGCACCCTGACAACAATATTGCGGGGCTGTTGTCCTGACAATCCATCAAGACTCTCTTGTATTTCAAGGAGTTGAAAATCAGTATATGTAGATTGGTCTATCACAAGTTCGAATGGACCTCGCTTTCCACATGCTTCCTCTTCACATTCCTGCGGTTCTACAAATTGCAGGCCTTTCTGAGGAACATTGTTGATAGTTCCACAGCGCAAGCACTTCAGGGCTGCCGTAGTTATCTTAGGCCTAACAGTGGTAGCCCTGCGGACTATTCCCTCGATACCTACTAACTTCTTGATTCTGTCATGTGTTAGGTCACGGATTCGGGTTTTTGAGGGATAGCCGGACATGCGTACATGGAGCGGGCTATCAAAGTCAGCCGGATTTGATGAAGAAATAGAAGGGTCGTGACATGCGAAGAACTCTTTCCCTGCAATTTCGTGGAGTGTGGTTTCTGCAGCGTCAATGCATTTCTCAGGATTGTCTATTATCCAGTTTTCTACATCACTGCCGACTTTGTTTTCCAGGTGTGCTATCAGGGGATTGTAGTCTATCCTGAGGGTAATCCTGTCTGGATAGTTTAGGAGAAATTTCTGAGTCGGTTCTTTCCAAATTTCGGATAGGAAACTCCGCAGTCCTGCGGATATGTCTTCTATGCGGTACTCTGCCATGTTCTTTCCTCGTGCGTGTCTTTATCAGCATTCTGCTTTTGCTGCATGTATCTTAGCCCTGATTTCATCCTGATCTGCCTTGTTCTGAATGAAATCAATTATAGTATCTGCGGGTATTCCGTACTTCTTCGCCAAGAAGCGCACCCTTACTTTATCCCAATCACGGGAGTAATAACTTTCTATACAGTAATCGTATAGTTCTGTTACTGCCTGTTCAATTAGGTTTTGCTCAGTTGCCTTCGCCTCGGCTACCTCGCTCTGCTCCTGTTCAAGAATTTCTATCTTCTCATTAATAATATTTAGTCTGGAATCTATGACGTATCTCTCATGCTCCAGTTCATCTCTGCGAGACTTGAGTTCTTCAAGATCGTCTGTAGATGCACCTGTCACAGTTTTTAGGCCAACTTCAAGAACCTCAGTAAGAGAATAGCCCATGTCTTTTGCGGTATCTATCAGATCAGGATCGCCCCTGACTGATGTAACTCTATATCCCTTTGTCATTCCTAACATCTCCTGTATTAGTAATACAATATATACATACTACAAGTATTTAAAACTTACTATACTACAATGTATTACTATCTTGTAATCTCTCTATGGATATCTCTTTCTACTAAAGTATTATATATATATATACTACATCCTTATTAGAGAGAGATATAGATATAGAATATACTCCAGTTGAAATATAGGTTAATGTATAATCCTGTCCTTTATTTGTCGGATTAGGTTAGGCATTTGCAATGTAAACAGCCTGGCTAAATCCCATTGGTGTTACACTTCTAAGATTTGCTCTTTCTTCTGAAGGAGCCATAAGATGCATTTTGCTACCATGAATAGGGAATACTGGCTTTTCTGGAGGCATAACGAACCCATTGTCTACCCATAAGCAAGTGGTTTTTGTATATGCTTCATCTTCTGGATGTTCTAAGTATCCGGCATAATCACAGGGATTAAACCTGTAATCTGGCTCTCTCCAGTATGTAGCAAGTGTGCTGATAGGATTCTCAATAAGATATGGTGCTCCTGTGCTCTCGCATATATCAGAACATGCTGCAACCAATTCTATTGCTTCGGCTAATGCTTTTAGCCCTTTGCCTTTAAACCACCTAGCACCACTCACAGCAAGATGAGTACAGGGAGGAAAGGCAAATACAAAATCAAAATTGATTTTAGGGGGATTCCATTTTCTTATGTCTGCACCTACGTAAGTTATGTTTCCTTCCTTTGTTATTCCTTTATGTTGGAGATCCACACAGATACAATCATATCCTGCATTAGCCCAAGGGTTTACAGCATTGCCAGAATGGTCGCATAAAGAAAGTACTGTACCCATTGTTACCACTGTCCTTTATTTGTCGAATTAGGTCAAAATTGGCTCTGGTACATTTACAGGAATTACGGAGACGAACTCGTCTTTTCCTTCCATAATTGATTTTAATTCCTGGATGAGTCTATCTTCATCAACCAACCAGACAACTATTTCTCCGGTATCTTTGTGCTGCCGTGTAACGTAGTATTGATTCATTTTGTACACCTCAAAACTTGCTTAATATCTCTTTCAGCTGTATCAGTTCCTCATCCGTACATGCAATTTCATGAGTGACTTCCCCTGAATCATCCAGAAATACTAGATCTGTGATTCCTGGAATATGCAATCTAGATTCTTCTAACTGGAATATTCCCATTTCAGGACCTCCGTTCAAACAACAAACAGTACATGACACCGCCTGACAATTTCAGGCCATAATCAAAAATGGTGGCTGCAGTAAATTTACAGCCACCTTCACCATAGTTCTTGCAGATCCTGCAGGCATCCCAGGTAAGAGTGCCAATTCTGGAATCTTTGTCTATCATTGCATTTCCTTCAATCATTCACTTGTCCTCCTATTGTCGAAATTTTCACTCTCCTATACACATAGGTAGTTCCAACGCTGCGCCTGTCTAACTTGCCCTGGTTGAGCAAATCTAACAGATAATTGCGAGCAACTGATTGAGTCACGTCAAACCGCTCTGCTATCTCCCGTGTGGTCTGATAGCCGTCATCCACGGCCTGTAAAACTTCCTCGTCTGTTGCATTTCTTACTATTCTTCCAGATTCTTTGTCACGGATCATGTTTATCAATCTCTAATTAGGTGCCTATAATATATATACCTTTCACCAATAGCCAATACTGGATATAGGCACAAGGTATATATAACATGCTATCATACACAGTATTGTCGAGCGGCAAACTCGGCAGGCTAAGGCGTAAGGAGATAACTAACATGGCAAACGCAAACCAATATACAGACGCAAGTCAAGACTATATGGAACAGGCAATGGGCAAAATATCATCATTTGTAATCTGGGAAAATGATCCCGACATGGATCTTCTTTTGTGGTCTTTCCCAGGCAGATATACTCCACTCACAGAAGAGGTCAGACTCATAAGCGAGGCTGAACACGCCCTTTGGCGAGCATTCGAGTTTGATTCAACATTGCAGGAAGTAGAATTCACATTCTCGATTCCTGCACTCTAATTCCTTTTTGCCGGAGATGGATCGCATGAGCACAACCTCCAGTCAGACTACCCCCATACTAGCTTCAAACACTCCTTTCACTCATGTGTGGGTTCAATTCCCACATCCGGCTTTGCCTGCACC